AACGTCTAAAGGTCGAATACAAAGAGAATTCCCGAACGGTGCAGAGGGGCATTTTATCGAAATCAATTCGATAGAGGAGTTGCTAGAGTTTCAGAGAAAAGTTGGAAGTGAGCTGATAATTACTTCTGCAACTAATAATGAATCAATTCCAGCTATTGAAATTTATAACTATTACAGGGAGTGAACATGAAACGATTTATCGCAATATGGATTCTTGTCTCTGCTGGATTGAACATCTGGCAGATGGACAGGATTCGAGATTTGGAAGAAAAGAAGCCAATGGTTATCTATAAGGCAGATAACGCAGGCGCAGAGATATTTGGTAAGGTTGTCGAGAAAGGACGACATGGGAAGTTGTATACAGTGACTATCAGAGATTATGGGGTGTTCGTAGTTACTAGAGAACAGTGGGATAAAGTAAAAGTTGGGGATGAAATAATGTTGTGAAGATTGCTGTTGAATTACCGAAACGACCAGCGATTTTGAAAGGTTTGAAACCAGACGAACGTATCAAACTGGACACGATGCATTTTAAACGTGCAGATGCTTATGTGGTAGACGATGATCTGTTTCTCTATTGGCAAGCGACTTTTAAAACTTTTAAAAGTATCTGGTTTTGTTTAGAGAATTTTAAGGCATATACGGCTTTGCAAGTCATACATGATTTGAATAGTTTTAACAATCCGACTTTTTCAGATATGATTTTCAAAATCTGGAAGGAACATGACTTGCAGACTGGATATGTTGAGAATATTTTTAAGGAGTTGTAGTGGATATTGTAGATTTATATTTGGAGCATGGAGATTTTAGAACAGCTGTACGCTTGAGTGGGCTACCAATGCACATTGCGCATATCAAATTACGTAAAGCTGGTGTCTTGAAGATTACTGATAAAATTCAATTCGGCAGTAAAGGTGCTAAGTTAGGCGGACAAGCAGAACAGTTGTTTCATACTTTAGTACCTGACGCTGTTGATGCCAACGCGCTTTTTAAGAAAAATAACCCTGTCTATGATTTTGTTTTTAAAAATATGACGATTGATGTGAAATACAGTTCGTTATATTCTGGCAGAAAGTCAAATCATTGGGGGATTAGGTGCAAAGGCGAGCAGGATTTCATAGTTGCATTTTTGGAAAGAGAACAAGGCGCAGGTATTGACAGCCCTTACTGTCTCTTGGTCCCAATGGATTTTGTAGATATGAAACAGATGCATATATCGCCTAATGGCAGTTGGTTCAAAGAGTTTCAAGTAGAACCAGAAGAGTTACGAGGAATTTTAAATGACTATGCAGAACTAAGAGAAATAGGGCAGTTTTGAGAATAAATAGAAAGATAATAAGGTGATGTTATGACAACAAACATGGAATTATTAGCGCATCATGTTGAGCATTGGGCGAAAGAACGAGGGTTAGACAATCCCGAAAATAGCACAGCTCAGGCATTGAAGTTATTTGAAGAAGCAGGCGAATTGGCGCAGGCACATCTCAAGAAGCGAGATGATGAGGGCAAGGATGCCGTTGGTGATATTTTGGTAGTGCTGACCATCTACTGTCAGCAGAAAGGTTGGTCTATTGCTGAGTGCTTCCAGATGGCTTGGAACGAGATTAAAGACCGTAAGGGCAAGATGGTAGATGGTAGCTTCGTCAAAGAGGAGGATTTATAAAATGAAAAGACTAGGAATTGTATTAGGGGCGATATTTGTAATCGTTGTATCGCCATTTGTAGTTCAGTATGGTTGGAATGAAATTATCACAACGATTATTCCAGTCAGTAAAATTACAGTTTGGCAAGCATTAGGGATGGATGCACTACTATCTTTCATCTGGCCTGTGTTATCTAGTAAAAAAGAATCTGAAGAGGATTATTCGTATGCTGTAAGAAGTAGTATTTCAAAAATCATTACATGTGCATTTTTGATATGGTTAGCTAGTTTGTTCATCTAAGGAGGATTTGGCATGATACCAAGATATAGAGCATGGCACAAGACGTGGGAAGAATTAGGAGAAGTCAAGAGGATACGTTTTGACGATGAAGGGGATGTGCGTACTGTACTATTCAGAGGTAAAATATTAGGAACTGATACTCCTATCGACAAAATTGAGCTCATGCAATCAACAGGACTCAAAGACAAGAACGGCAAGGAAATCTTTGAGGGGGATATTGTACAATTTGAAGATTGTTATACCGAAACAGATTTTTTGTATGTCAACACGGGTATTGTCGAGTGGAGTCAAGGAAGTTTTACTATTACCAATAGGGATTCTGTAGAAATGGGAGATTTGCTTGATGGAGAGTTCCTAGATGTGACAATTATCGGCAACGTATATGAAAACCCAGAGCTTTTGGAGGATAAGGAATGAAACCAGAAATAATTGACAATATAAATAACCCAAGCCACTACCAAGGTCGGTTTGGCATGGAATCAATCGATGCTTTAAGAAATTTCATGACACCAGAACAGATGAAAGGCTTTTATCTTGGAAATGCCTTGAAGTATCAATTGCGATTCCAGAAGAAAAACGGTCTTGAAGACCTGAAGAAAGCCAGAAAGAATCTCGACTGGTTGATTGAGGAGATGGAGCATGAGTGAATACGCTTTGTATCAAGGTGACGTGTTCATAACATTGGGAACTCTTGCTGAAATCAGCAAAGAAACAGGAATCGCTGAACGGATGTTGAAGTATTATACTTTCGCATCAACGCAGAGACGAAACCCGAATGGTAGAGTAGTCGTAAAGATTGAGGTGGATGATGAATGATAGAAAACATTTTTCGAAACAAATTAGATTGTGGAGGCTTGGCAAAGGTCTTACTCCAGAAGAAGCTTCAACGAGAATTGGTGTTAGCGCATATACATTTATGGATTGGGAACGAGGCATGGTACCAAGTGAACACCAAAAAGGGCTTTTGTCAAAAGAGTTAGGATTGGATAAAGATGTCTTGTTTGAGAATTGTGAGGTTGGGAATATCAATGCGCTATTGAAAGAAAAGCGTTTAGAGCAAGGCCTTACTTGCACAGAATTAGCCAAGCATTTGGGATATTCAGCAACGAGTATAAGCCGTTGGGAGAGAGGTGCGGAAATTTCTGAATGTGAAGCGGAAGATATCTGTACTTTCTTTGGAATCGAGATATAAAAAAAGAGCCAGCACACGGCTGACCCCTTTGTGATATGTCTGATAAAAATATTATATCATAAAGGAGCGATGTTGTGAGGTTATTAAAAAAGGTTGACGTGCAATTCACCAAGAAAAATGTCTATGATGTTCTAGAGAGTTATCGCTCGTATGTCCGAATGGCAGGCGCTGAGTATTTGCCTAAAATCACAACGACCTACTCATTTGAACCAAAGACGTTTACTGGTAAGAACACAGCTACCGAGAATATGGTTATCGAACATGTGGATGCAGAAGCAGAGGTTGTAGAGATTGAGAGAGCAGTCAACTGCATTATGGATCCATACGTTCGGCAGGTTATCGCGAAGAAGTACATGGATATGAAAATCCAATTACCAGACAAGGCTATCTATATGGACTTAGGCTATTCTGAGAGTGAGTTCTATCGCATGCTTAGCAGAGGCGCTTTGGAATTTGCGGAAGCCTATCGAAAAGGTAAGCTGATTGTTTATCGTAAAATTTTGGGAGATATTTGCAAGTAAATTGCTAGGAAATGGCTTTTTTTACATGATAAAATAGTATTGTCAATAATTAGAGATAGAGGTCTCAGAATTTGGTAGATGGTTACCTGAAATCAGGGTTTCGTAAAGGGCATTGAGGGTTCGAGTCCCTTCCTCTATTTCGTTCATTGATGTCTCCTTTATAACTTTTATAATATTTTTGAGGTTTCGGCCTCTTAGACAGTAAGGACAGGTTAGCAGGTTGTTTGGGTCTCCTTGAAACTTTTACCAAACGTGCGTTTTACTGCTAGACCAGCTGGTTCAATTCCAGCTACTGTCATTTGAGTAATTGTGTCCCAGAATGGGGTAGGCAGTAGGCTTAGCATTCACATATTACTCATTAACTTAAAAATGGTTGCAGAAGCGACTGAACCTCGCATGGTTGCGTAGCTACTTATATCCTAGGTAAGTTATAAGCTAGAGGGTTTGATTCCCTCAGAGGTTGTAAAGACTACAAAAAATAAAAAAAGGAAAACTTTCAAATTGATTACTAATTAACACGCAAGGTTGTAGTCGCCTTGTAGAAAGGTCACACATCGTGTGGCTTTTTTTGATTGTTTGAAAGGGGTGCAATGAAACCAAAAAGGCTTACTGTTTTAAACGGCAGACGAACCGCTGTGGACTATGATAGTCGTAGTGAAGAATATACAAACTATAATCGAACTCGCTGGAAGTACGACAAGGATATCAAGAGGTTTTATAATTCATCAATTTGGAAGCGAACAAGCAAGCAAGTCTTGCTTGAGTCTGATTATGTTTGTGCGATGTGTGGAGATGAAGCGACAATGACTGACCACATCGTCAGTGTTAAGAGAGATTGGTCGAGACGATTAGATAGAAGCAATCTTCAAGCAAGTTGTAAGAGATGTAACGATAAGAAAGCAATTAAAGAAAGATATCTACGGAGTGTAAAGTAGTAGTAAACAGTGTGGATTTAACTATCAAAATACGAATGAAAATGGTATTAGATTAAGGATAACGTAAGGAAATACAGATAATTTTGTACGGAAATACCCCCTTTATTTTTGAGCGGGGGTATATAACGTTCGGGAATAGGAACGCTGCCCTGTTCTGTGCAAAAATTTCCCTTTTTAAAACTATGATAGCTGTAAAATTTTGTGTAAAGGAGGTAAAAAATGGGTCGAAAAATGAAGATTGTTGAAACGACTAAGAAACATCTAACTAAAGAAGAAAAGATAGTAAGAAAAACCATGCAGGAGAAGGCTTCGGACGGTTTGGATGCATTGCAATTGACGCCTCCAAAGCACTTTGATCCGATTGCTAAAGCTGAGTACAAACGAGTCATTGAGGATTTAAGAAAGCTACCCCTTAGAAATCTAGATAGAGCGGTTTTAGAAAGCTACTGTACCTGGTATGCAGTCTATAAAGAAATATCCCGAGGATTGCAAAAAGAAGGGTATGTGTATGAGACGGAGAAAGGTAAGATTTTACCTAATAAGATGTTATATAGTTTAGAGCGTGCCACGACTAACTTAATGAAAGCAGCGTCTCAGCTAGGATTAACTGTGGATAGTCGCATGAAGTTATTTGTGCCACAGGTCGAAGAAAAGAAAGAGAGTATTTTTGATAAATTTGGTAGTTAGGAGGTGATTATGTGGAAGATGTAGCTTATCAATATGCTTTAAAAGTAGTAAATGGTGAAATAATAGCTAGTAAAAAGGTTTTAAGAGCTTGTAAGCGTCACTTGAGAGACTTGGAGCGTATGGATGACGAAGACTTTCCATATATTTATCTACCTGACAAGGCTAAAAATCCTATTGATTTTATCGAAATGCTACCTGATGTTAAGACAGGAAAGCCTTATCCGTTGGCTGATTTTCAAAAATTTATTTTGTCAAGTTTGTACGGTTGGAGAAAAAAGTCCGATACATCGATAAGGAGATTTAAGAAAGCACTAATCAGTCTGGCCAGAAAGAACGGAAAGACCATTCTGGTCGCAGGAATTGCCCTGTACGAGTTTTTATTTGGTCGGAACCCTTCTATGAGCCGTCAGCTGTTTTGTACGGCAAACGACCGCTCTCAGGCGCGTATAGCCTATGATATGATCCGTAAGCAGTTAGACGCTCTTAGGGCTCAGGATGAGGATATCAGGAAGGCTACAAAGATAGTTCGTGATGAACTTCGGAATTTGAACGATGAAAGCTATGTTCGAGCGTTGAGTCGTGAGACTGGAGCGGTCGATGGTTTCGAACCGTACGTAGGTATCTTGGATGAGTTTGCAGCATCTAAAACAAATGAGATGATTGAATTGCTAGAATCTGGTCAAGGACAGTTGGATAATCCTTTAATCTTGATTATCTCAACAGCTGGAATGAACCTGAACGCTCCGATGCACACTATCGAATATCCATATATCGAGAAGATTTTAGATGGAGACGTGATAGATGATGGCTACTTTGCTTTTATCGCCGAACAAGATAATGAAGAGGAAATAGCCGACGAAGCAAACTGGATAAAATCAAATCCAATCCTTGAAGTTGAGGCTCTACGAGATAAGATGATGGATTATTTGCGAAAACGTCGCAAAACATCACTTGAGACTGGGGCAGTCAATGAAGTTTTAATTAAAAATTTCAATATGTGGCGTCAATCCTCAGAGGAATCATACATGGATAAAGAAAGCTGGGCAAAAGCTAAGATAGATCCACCGAACACTAGAAAACGTAGAGTTTGGTTAGGGGTTGACGTAGGTAGGTCAAGTGACTTGTTTTCTATCTCTCCGATGGTTATGATGGATGATTATTGGTATGCTGATAGTTTTTCTTTTGTAGCTACCAAGTATGGCTTGATAGCGAAAGAGAAGCGAGATGGTGTTTCTTATACCAACCTTGAAAGAATGGGTGAATGTGAGATTACCACGCTTGAAAGTGGGGTTATCGATGATGAGCGTGTTCTTGAGAAGATTGAGGAAATGGTCTATGAGAACGATTGGGAGTTGCAAGGTATTTACTTCGACCCGTATCAATTCGGTTCGTTATTGACTATGATTGAGAAACGACATCCGGAGTGGCCATTGACACAAATACCTCAAACAACTATGGTATTGAATATGCCAACAAAGCAATTCCGTGATGATGTCCGATTAGGGAAGATAAAACATAGTGGAAATCAGTTGCTAACTATGGCAGTGAATAATGCTTATACAAGAGTAGATAACAACGGTATGAGGATTGATAAGAATAAAAATAGCAATAAAATTGACCCGTTGGACGCACTTTTAGATGCTTATGCTGCTTGTTACCTGGAACCGTTCGATGGGACAGGTTACTGGACGAATGAGAAAATCTTGGAAGGAGGTTCGCTGTTTTGAGATTATTGAACCATATCCACACAATTTTGCTATTGATAGGCCTTGGATTTTTAATCTATGGCTTTTTCTTGTTAAATCAAGTAGCAGGATTCTTATGCAGTGGAATTATTTTAATATTATTAGCTTTGTATATCAGTAAAACAAGGGGGTGAATTAGAAAGGAGGTGAGAAAATAAATGACTTTTTTTCAATCTTTAGGTTCGTCAAAACTATCTTATGACGATTATATCTCTTCAGTAATCTCTGCCAATTCAAGCCCTGAATATACTGGTATATCTGCCTTAAAGAATAGTGATGTCTTGACCGCTGTATCTATTATAGCTGGTGATGTTGCTCGTTTTCCGTTATTGAAAAAGGATTTAATGGGCAATATTGAACAAGATGAAGATATGAATTATCTTTTGAATGTTAAATCCACAAGCAATACATCGGCTCGACAGTGGAAGTTTGCAATGACAGTCAATACCATTTTGACTGGTAATTCATTCTCACGTATTTTACGTGATCCAGTAACTGGAAAGGCTTTGGAGTTTCAATTTTTCCGGCCTTCAGAAACAACTGTCGAAGAAACTAATGACCATGAACTGATTTATACTTTCCGAGACCGTTTGAATGGAAAGGAAATTCGTTGTGTGGCCGATGACGTTATTCATTGGAAGTTCTTTAGTCACGACACTATCTTAGGGCGCTCTCCGTTGCTATCATTGGGCGATGAAATTAGCTTGCAAAACGGCGGTCTGAATACTTTGATTAAATTCTTTAGAGATGGTTTCTCAAGTGGAATTATCAAATTAAAAGGCGCTCAATTAAATGGTGAAGCTAGGCAAAAAGCACGCATGGACTTCGAGAAAATGCGTGAAGGCTCGACTGGTGGAAGTCCTTTGGTATTTGACGATACTCAAGAGTATACTCCTCTTGAAATTGATACGAATGTCTTGCAGTTGATTACATCCAACAATTTTTCTACCGCTCAGATTGCCAAGGCTTTGCGAGTTCCTAGTTTTAAACTGGGGGTAAATAGTCCTAACCAGTCTGTCGCTCAATTGACGGAAGACTATGTAACTAATGACCTTCCGTTCTATTTTGATGCAATTACAAGTGAATTAGCCTTGAAAGTGTTTGATGATGAAGAGCGTAGGAAGTATCGTGTTGATTTCGATACTCGTAGCGTGACTGGTAGAAATGTAGACGAGATTGTAAAACTTGTGAACAATCAAATCCTAACGCCTAACCAAGCCCTGATTGAACTTGGTAAGGAGCGTTCTACTGATCCAAACATGGACCGTTACCAGTCAAGTTTGAACTACGTCTTCTTAGACAAGAAAGAAGAATATCAAGCAATGAAAGGAGGTGAGACAAGGGATGCCAAAGAGAATCAAGATGAAAGGTCCACTGATTCCGAATAATAGTCAAGAAGCTTACGACTACTTCGGTTTGGAAGCAGTCAGCGCTAAAGTTATCACAGATTCTTTCCCAGAAGACAATAGCGATATCGTTTTGGAAGTTAATTCTAATGGTGGTCTTGTAACAGTTGGGAGCGAAATCTATACAGCTTTGAAAAGCTATCCAGGGAACGTGACCGTGGAAGTGACAGGAATGGCAGCAAGTGCTGCTAGTGTCGCAATCATGGGTGCTGATAAAGTTGTTATCAGTCCAACGGCTCAGATTATGATCCATAAAGCGTTATATGGCTATGTATCTGGTAATAGTGATGACTTGGATAAAGCTTCTAATGCACTGAAATCCAGCGACCAAGCTATCGTTAATGCTTATGTATCTAAAACAGGTCTTGAAGAGTCCGTTATCATCGACATGATGAAGAATGAGACCTTCATGAGTGCTGAAGAAGCGGTTGAAAAGGGTTTTGCTGATGAAGTAATGAACTTTGAAGACCGTGAAGCTGTTGCAAGCTTTGGGACAGGAATGTTACCACAAGCTGTTATTGATGACTTCTTCGCTAATAAATCGAATCGTAAGAACGAAATCGAAGCGATGAAGCTAGAGTTGGAAAAAGAAGAACTACTAAAAGGGCTATAGGCTCTTTTTTTATACCCAAAAAGGAGAATTTAAAGGTATGTTTAAAGAAAAAATGAAAGAACTGAAAGCACAAATTATGAATATTGGTGCTGAAATTACTGCTAAAACAGAAGAATTAAAATCTGTTTTGAACAACGAAGACCTCGAGAAAGCTCGTGAAGTGCGTGCTGAAATCGATGTTTTGAAATCTCAAAAAGCAGAAGCTGAGAACAATCTAAAAGCATATGAAATTGCAGAAGTTGGTTCTGATGTTAAAACTGTTGGACAAGCTCATAAAGTTGAAGAAGAAACTAAATCTTATCGTGAATCTGTAAATGAGTTTATCCGTTCAAAAGGTCGCATTCGAAATGAAGGTCTACGTTTTGAAGGCCAGGATGAAGTGCTTGTACCAATGAATGAGGCAGTTAATCCATCCACTGATGGGTTGAAGAAAACAGAGACTGGAAAAGTAACTAGCAAAGAAATTGTTACTACACCAATTCGTGAAGTTAAGACCGTTCTTGACCTTAAACAATTCGTGACAATTCACAAAGCGTCTAAGGGTGAAGGTTCATACCCAATTCTTAAACAAGCTACATCTAAGATGGCAAGCGTAGAAGAATTGGAAAAGAACCCAGCTCTTGCTAAGCCAGAATTTACAGAAGTCGCTTGGAAAGTTAAGACTTACCGTGGTGCTATTCCACTTTCACAAGAGGCAATTGACGATGCAGATGTAGACTTGCTTGCTATTGTCGCTGAGGCAGCTACCCAAATCAAAGTCAACACCACAAACGATGCAATCGGTGGTATTTTGAAAACATTTGAAGCAAAAGAAGCAGCGGATTTAGATGCTATCAAGGCTATCTTGAATGTCAACCTCGACCCTGCTTACAATGTGTCATTTGTAGTTTCTCAAAGTTTCTACCAAAAATTGGACACAATGAAAGACAAGAACGGTCGTTACTTGCTTCAAGACTCTATTGTTTCTGCGTCAGGGAAAGTATTCCTTGGACATCCAGTATTCGTAGTTGCTGATACTGCCCTTGGCGAAGCTGGTGAGGCTAAAGCCTTTGTAGGTGACATCCAACGTGGTGTGCTATTTGCAGATCGTGTAGATCTTGGACTTCGTTGGACTGATAATGAAATCTATGGTCAATACTTGCAAGCAGTTGTGCGCTTTGATGTTAAGAAAGCTGATGCAAAAGCTGGTTACTTTGTAACTATGCCCTAATACGCCCCCAGTTAGCGGGGGTGTCTCACGGTCAGCGGTAACATCGATCGTACCAACCGCAAGTAACACCAAACAAGAAATCATGGCTTATTTAGATAGCAAAGGGATTTCTTACACAGCCTCACAATCGAAAGAGCAACTACTAGCCTTGATTGGAGGTTAGAACGATGGAAGAAAAAATGGTTAAACTGCTAGAAGAAGTAAAGTTGTACTGTAAAATCGATTATGATTTTGAAGACGACCTTCTAGTAGAGCTTATCGAATCGGCACAGGAACAGATTTGTTTTGCTATTGATAGTAATCTTAAGCCGGAAGATTTGGAAGCTTATGCGAAATTCCGTCTAGCGATAAAGAAACAAGTAAAAGAAGAGTACGAACATCGGGGAATGTCAGCTGACACCATGCGCTATCCATTAGCAAATGGTGTTCTGAACATCATCCACCAACTCAGGACAAGGAGGGAAGTTAATGCGAACACGTAAGATGAATGTTCGCATTACTTTTTTTCAAAAAGTAGGTGGACAGAATGAAGATGGAGAAGTACTGGAATTTGAAAAGAAAAACTTGTATTCTTGCTGGGCAGAAATTTCAAAAACGACTATTAAGGATTTTCGTGAAAGTGCGACCGTTACAAAAGCTAGTGGTTTATCTGAACATAAAGATACTAAAACGTTTTTGATTCGCCATCTTCCAAAACTACCTTTTGACAACACTTGTTTTATAGAATTTGATGGTAATGAGTACCAGATAGATTCTATCGAGCGAGATCATGCCAATAAGGAAATTGACCTGATAAAGGGCGTGATGATGTCATGACAAAGGGATTGGATAATTGTCTTAAGAATCTCACGATACTGGAAGCTAAAGCGCCTAAAGTGGCCCGTGAGGCTGTCACAGAAGTGGCAGAAGAATTCAAGAAGGTTCTTGAATCAAACACGCCTGTTTACAAAGAGGAAACCTATTCTCGATTAAAGGACGATATCAAAATCAGTAACTTTAAAAGTGGTGGAGAAGCTCCTTCGAAAGATATTGGTTTTGGTCGTGCGACAGGGTGGCGTGCTCGTTTCCCAGATGATGGAACAATTCATCAAAAGGCACAGGATTTTGAAGAAAAAACTATCAATGAAGTGACTCCTCGTGCTAAGGAGATATATGGAAACAAGATGAGGGAGGTGTTAGGTAAGTGATTGCAGAAACCGAAGCTTATAAGCTTTTAGTAGCAGATGAAAAAATAAATCAGCTATTTAATCAGTTTAGAGGGAAAGAATTCCCAGGAGGGTATAAGCAAGGTATCTTTACTTATGATATTCCTGAAAAGCCGATGAATATGAAGCAAAAGGAACTTGCTCCGTTTGCAAGAATTTATTCAACATACGAAGCCCCTCATGATTATGCTGACGATAATGTTATCGTCATGGAACAACGTATCACAGTAAACTTTTGGTGTAAGAATGCTAAGCAAGCAGATCAGATTGCCAAAAGAATTGATACGGTACTAGAAAGTGGCGGATTTGAACGCTACACAGCGAACGAGAAACCTCGATATATGGATAGCGATATTGGATTATTAATGAATGTCCGGAAATATCGCTTTTTTGATTGGAGCGATCTCGAAGAAGAAAGGAAAGAAATAAATGTCTAAAGTAAAATTTGGTTTACGTGGTTTTGAATATGGAGTCTTGAATGCTAAAAACGTTATTGAAGGCGATACTAAAAAAATCCCTGGCATCAAGAGTGCGAAGTTGGATATCACAAATGAATTGAATACTATCACAGCGGATGATGGGCCATACGTTGTATTGTCTTCTGGTATCACTGGAACAACCCTTGAAGTATCATGGCTTGATTTGGGTAGTGATGCTCGTAAAGATTTCTACGGCATCACTGTCGAGAATGGTGTTGAAAAATACAGCAAGAAGATGACACCAAATGATATCGCTTGTTTGTTCCGTACAACTGGTGATGACGGTAAAGGTATCTGGGTTGGTCTTCTTAAAGGGAAGTTCTCGCTTCCAGGAATGGATTTGGAAACGAAAGATGGTTCACCAGATCCTAAAAACGATACTGTATCAGGAAGCTTCGTAGCTCGTGGAGACGAAGACGAAGGACTTGTAATTTTAGTTGGTCGTGAAGACAACCAACAATTCCAAGAAGCTGAATTCCGTAAACTCGTCTTCCCAAAGTCGTAAGCGGTTCTAGTTCTGAACGAACAGCAACCGCTGAATCAGGCGCAGTAAGACAAGATGCATAAGGAAAGGCTTGGTTATTCCAAGCCTATATTTTTTAAGGAGTAAAGAATGTTTGAAATTAAATTTAAAAAAGGTGGAGTTCTAAAAGAGTTCTCTAAAGATTATGTCAATGTTGAAGATAATCTTCTGGCTTTGGAACACCAAGTTCGTCAAACTGCTTTGTACGAAAAGAAGGAAGATTTGCTAAATCCTGCCAAGCATCGTGAGTTGAACGAAGCATATCTTGATATGTTCGTTAAAATGTACGGTGAGCAGTTCGATGTAGATGATTTGAAGGGTGCAAGTGTTGAAACGCTTGAAAGTTTGAACGAACTATATCTGGCGGCACTTGGTGGAAAACAAGAAGAAAAAGAGACTCCCGAGGAAAAAAAGAAGAAAAAGGGTTAAGCCCTAAACAAGCTCAAAACAACTTGTTGATATGGGTCCAATCATTAATGAGTCAAGGGTATACAATCCATGACATTAAACGTATGCGCCTATCCGACTTTGATTTGATGGTGCAGGCTTTAGAAACAAAACAAAGCAAAGAGGAAGAAGAAACGACCCTTGACAAGGCCTTTCCGTTCCTTTTTGGATAAATGAAAGGAGAGTAAATGGCAAGTAATATTGGTGAGTTAGTCGCTACTGCAACCTTAGATGTCGCTCCTTTTCAATCGAATGTTGGGAGGTTGAAGACCTATTTAAAGGGTGTTGATAGTTCCTTAAAAGCGATGGAGAATAACTTTAAGGGAGCTGGGAAAAGTGTTAGCAACTTAAAGGCTCTTATGTCGCAAACTGGGTCAGCTTTAGATTCTTACCAAAAGCTTTTAAGTTCTCAGAGTGAGCGATACAACCAATTAAAAGCAAGTATTGGAGATGTTTCGACAGCTTCCGCCGAACAGAAACAGAAATTGGTGGAAGCAAGTGCTAGTATGACTGCGACTGCTGCAAAAGTTGCAGAGTTGCAAAATCGTTATGAGAAACTAGCTGAGTCTATGAAAAAGGCTTATATAGATGATAATGCTTTCACCAAATTTGGAAATAGCGCTCAAGAGTTGGGTGGTAAATTCAAAAAGGTTGGAGAAAGTGTCTCAGGTTTTGGATCTGCACTAACGAAAGGCGTAACTGCACCGATCGTAGCTGGGGCAGGTATAGCTTTGAAGGCTGCAATTGACTATGAGGGTGCGTTTGCAGGGGTCAAAAAGACAGTAGACGGCACGCCTCAACAATTTGAAAAACTTAGTGCAAGTATTCGCAACATGGCTAAGGAAATGCCAGCTAGCGCTACAGAGATTGCTGCAGTTGCTGAAGCAGCAGGACAGTTAGGTGTCCCCATTGGGTCGATTGAAGGTTTTACTAAGACCATGATTAACCTTGGGGTATCTACTAACTTAAGCGCTGAAGATGCTGCGACATCTATTTCTAAAATCGGGAATATCATGCAGGTATCAGGAGATGATTTAGATACTTGGTCAGCTAAGTTTGGTGCTGCAGTTGTTGGTTTGGGTAATAACTTTGCCACGACCGAAAGTGATATTGTCCAGATGTCCAACCGTTTGGCAGCGTCTGGTAAGTTAGCTGGATTGACCATGCCTGAAATTTTAGGTTTGGCAACAGCTATGAGTTCGGTTGGTATTGAAGCTGAGGCTGGTGGTACCGCCATGACTCAGACGCTTACAGGTATTTCTAACGCTGTATCGGAAGGCGGAGAGAAATTGAAAATCTACGCAGATACAGCAGGAATGACAGCCGAACAATTTGCGGAAAAATGGAAAACAAAACCAGCTGAAGCTTTGCAAGACTTTATCAAAGGGCTTGGTAAGGCCAGTGAAAGCGGAAAAGATGCAAACAAAATTCTTGAAAAACTCGGTTTAACAGGGGTTCGACAATCTAACATGCTGAAATCTTTGGGACTTGCTGCTGAGACCATGGGTAAAGCCATGAATGTGGCAAATTCCGAATGGGAAAAAGGAACAGCCTTAACAGATGAAGCTAGCAAGCGTTACGAGACTATGGAGTCTAAACTCCAAATGTTGAAAAATGAACTGGTCGATATCGCTATCGAATTTGGTGGACCTTTGCTAGATGCTCTGAGAGATGGTTTGGGTGCTGCTAAGCCGTGGATAGCTACTTTATCCGATATAGCTAAACATTTCAGCTCGTTATCAACCGAGCAAAAACAAAGCATCATTAATTGGGGGCTAGCAGCTGCAGCAGCCGGACCATTTTTTAAAATTCTAGGTGGTGGTGTTTCCACTATTGGTAGCTTTATAAATGCAATTGGTAGTCTATCAAAAGGCATTGGTTATATTAGTGGTTCTCTAAAATACCTCAAAGATTTTGGCGGTGCAGCAAATAGTCTTAAAACTGTCGCTGGATCAGCTGGAGCGGTTGAAACTGCAGTAGCAGGAGCAACATCTAGTACAGGAACATTCGCAGGGGCATTAAGTGCTCTTGCAAATCCTATTGGCTTATTAGTTGGTGGTAGCGCCTTACTTGCAGCAGGCTTAGTTTATCTAGGCAACAAAAAAGATGAAGCTAGAATCAAAACCGAAGAATTTGGGTCTCAGTTGAGCGATACCGCAACTAAAGAATTGAGAGCATTTCAAAGTAAGGTAGATGATACTAGCACAGCAGTAGCTAACTTTGGAACCCACGCTGGCGATGCGGAAAAAGTTTCTGAGGCTTTTAGGAAGCTTCATGAAGAGGTAGCTGCAGGCGCTGAAAAAGCTAGTCAGAGAATGGAAGAACTGGCCAAGAAGTGGGGGATTAGCGATGAAGAAATAGCTAAAATGAAGTCACGAAACGAACAAGTAGTGGCCAATACAGATGCTATGGCTAATCAAGTTAGCGAAATCTACAAGCGTCATAATGGAGATGCCAGTAAGTTCTCTCAAGAAGAAAAAGAAATCGTCTTAAATAATCAGAGAGAGATGATAAAAGCTAGAATCGAAATGATGGAATTATCTGGCGAACAACAGAAGGCGGCAATCCAAGCCTTAAATGGAGAAATTAGCACCTTAAACGAGACTCAGCTAAAACACACTAAAGATGTTTTGAAGAAGGCTCTTGACGAAGAGAACCAATTGTACAAAACGTCAAAAGATGAGTTAAAACAACTATTGGACGGTAAGGTTATCGACCAAGAGTCGTACAACAAAAAACTACAAACTCTTGAAACCAATCACCAGCAAACTATGGAAGCTTTAGGTACTAAGTATTACCAGGTTATGCAGAATCTAGATGAAAAAGTAAAGGCTAGAACTGGCCAAAGCTGGAATTACTGGGAAGAAGCTAAGAAAGTCCTTGAGGAATATGGTCTATCTTATGAAGTGATCGGTCAAAAAGCTGCAGAAGCTTCTCAAAAAATGGGTGATTCTCATAGTATCCTTGCTAAATATACTAGTGATATGAGCAAGGAAACGAGAGAGGCCAATGACGCATGGTCTTTGTTGGTCGGTAATATCAACGCAAACGGTAATTTTGAAGTTAAATCCAATGTAAAAGAAGTAATTGGAGAAGCAACTCAATCTGCTGAAGGTTGGGCGCAATTGCAATTTATTGCTAAGAATGCCAACTTAAATTCAAATGCTCGAGTAACGATTGCTGAAGCACTTGTCGAATCTGGTAAGTGGTCAAGCATGACTTTGGAAGAAAAGCAAGTCATTGTAGATAATAAAGCTGGATTGCAAGCTATTTTTGATAGCGAAAGCAACTTAAAAGCATGGAATAGCATGCCTGTTCATATCAAAGAACTATTCTTAAAGAATGAGAGTGTGATTAATAGCGCAACTGAGGCAACGAAACTATTAAGTGAATACGATGCACTGAAACCAGCTCAGAAAGAATTCTTAGCAAATAGTCAATCCTTCCAAACAGAAGTAGCAAATTCCAAAGCTGGTCTGTCTTTATGGAATGAAGCGTCAGTATTCGTTAAGAACCTAACAGCGGATTCTTCTAATTTTACAAGTACGTTGAACAATGCCAATATTGGTTTGAATTATTGGAATACTTTATTCCCGTCACCTAAACTGTTGCAAGCAGAAGATAAAACTGCAGGAGCAGTAGCGAGCGCCCAAGTTAGCGTAAATTCGCCTGCTCAAGCCAAACCAATTGATATCAATGCAACAGATAAAACTGCTACTGCTTCACAATCCGCTAGACTTAGCGTTAACTCTCCTTATCAATTGAAACCAATTGATATTAATGCTGTCAATCTGACAGGAACACCTTCAGCTGCTGCAAGTGCAGGGGTAAACGCAGTTAAGCAAAATAGCCCGATAGATATCAATGCTACGAACAAAACGCAAGGAGAAGCTAACGCTGCAAGCAGTGCGGTAAATGCGGTCAAGCAAAATAGTCCGATAGATATCAATGCCAATAACAAAACTGGCGGAGTGATTAGCAATGTCTGGAATGCTATAAGCTCATTACCTGCTTTTAAGTTTATTGATATCATCACAAGGCATTTCACGGAGAAACACGCTAAAGGTACGGATAATCACCCGGGTGGCCTTGCTATGGTCAACGACCAACGAGGGACGCTGTATAAAGAGTTGGTTACATTGCCTGACGGAACTTCATTTATTCCGCAAGGTCGTAACGTAACCTTACCACTACCACCTGGCACAAAGGTCTTGAAAGCCGGTAAAACTCGTAGCTTGATGAATCGTTTGGGTATGCCTCACTATGAAAAAGGGATTGGTTTTGAAGATACTAAAATCTCGCACCTTAGTCGTAGGATTGGTGCAGTGAATGAGTATAGACAACAATACGATGATAGACGTGTTGTTCAATTGTTGTCAGAATTGGTCCATCAATCTTCTTCACAACAAGATTCATCAAGTCAAGTTGGTAATGTTCACTATACACTCAACTGGAATGGTTCAAATAGTGAAGATCCATACTCTCCAGAATTCATTCAGAGATTGATGAGAGAATTCGCCTACTATACAAATCAGGAAGGAGGACGTTTAGCTTAATGTCTTTTTTTACATTTAACGGAAAATCTAATGAAGAATTTAATTTGAAATTGGGTCAAGGGATTGAGTATGCAACATCCTCTAACGATTTAGAACGCGTCACAGTACCAGGTCGTGATGGAGAGTTGCTTGTATACAACAATAGGAGAAAGGCTGTCGAGCAGTCTTTCCCTTTGCTTTTGGTAAAAGAAAAAGGCTTGACAACAGATGTCATCCCTAAAATTACTGAGTGGCTAAGCGTGAAGGGGTTCCGTGATATGTCCTTCTCTTGGGATAAGGAACATATCTATAAAGGAGCTTATCTGGAAGGTTTTAGCGTAGAAGAAACCTTGAAGCAATTTGGAAAAACAAAGTTAAACTTTTTACTTCATCCTATTAAGTATCGTAAAGATGGATTTAACAGGCTTAATTTATCCAATAACTCAACCATTCTGGGCAAAGGAAATGTGATGAGTGACCCTGTTATTACAATCCGTGGAAACGGAGAGGGTGTTCTAACAATCAACGGCAGACAGACAAAGTTTAAGAATGTCCAAGGTGTGATTGTTTTTGATATGCAAAAAAAACTTGTATACAGTGGGAATTTACCGGCTTGGGATAAAGTTGTGAGATCTCCGCAATACGTTATGCCAAAATTAGATCCAGGAGAGAATAGAATTTCTTGGACGGGTAATTTCAGCGTGGAACTTATCCCTTATTGGGGGGTGATGATTTGAAACCAATCTTATACAATGCGACTGAAACTCTATTTGATTCTTACGGCCTAGGAGAAATTGACGCTAATAAAGCGACAGCTACAAGAGAGAAAAACGGGAATTACTCTTTGTATATTGAGTACCCCGTAGGTGGTTCTCTAACTCCGTTGTTTAAGCAAGATATGAGAATCAAATCAGATGCTGGAGTTCGAACCAAAAATCAAACATTCTATATTTCAAGAATTGTAAAAGACAGTAGCCATGTGATTAAAATCTACGCTAAACATATTAGCCATTTGACTGAAACAATGGGTATTGTACACGGAACGATTGCAGTCGGCGACGCTAACGCCGCTTTGTCCCGATGGTCCGAGTCTTTGGTTGGCGGTGTTGAGTTTAGAACATGGTCTGATATCGAAACTGAAGGTAAAACGAGTTGGACAGTTGACAAATTCAAGACAGCTCGGGAGGCTTTGGGTGGAGTAGAGGGATCTATCTTAGATGTTTGGGGAGGAGAGTATGAGTTCGATAACACAACTATCCGGCTTCATAAACAGTTAGGAAGGAAAACTCCGACAGTTTTGCAGTATGGGAGAAATATTTTATCGGCTGAGGAAGATGAAAATTCGGAATCTAGTTATACATCTATTTATCCTTATGCCAGCTATACTCCAGAAGCTGATGAAGGCGGAAGGCAGGCCGACCCAGTATTTGTTACCTTACCTGAAAAGATCGTAGATAGCCAGTGGGTAAAAATGTACGCTGATAGACGTGTTCAAGTTGTAGATTTCTCATCTAAATTTGCTGAAAAAGAAACACCTACTCTTGATAAACTTAGGAAAATGGCTGAAAGATATGTTCATGACAATCGTATCGGTATACCTAAGATGAGCATTAAAGTAGAGTATGTAGATTTAGCGAAAACACTTGATTACGCAGATATGGCTTTCATGGAGGAAGTTGAACTTTGTGATATAGTCCCGATCTTTTATCCAAAAATTGGCTTGACTAATGAAGACGGGAAGGTTGTAGTAGTTAACTATGATGTTCTTAACGATCGTAACGAATCTATAGAAATTGGTACTATCGGACAAGGGATGAAGTCTGCGATGGTAGGTAGCCTCGGTGAAAGATTAGAAGCGTTGGAAAATCGGCAGACAAGACTTGAAAGTAATATACCTGCATATCTTTTAGATGGGAAAGGTAATAAAGTTTGGTATCAAACACCAGATAATACAAGAGAGCATAAAGTTGGTGACACTTGGTTTGAGAAGAATGGTCTTTATGATCGCATCTATGTTTGGAATGGTGAAATTTGGGAAAAGCGCATAGACACAGAAGATGTAGATGTTATTGCTAAGGAAATCGACAATAAATTCAAAGACTTTAAGAGTTCAACTAAGTTAATCGAACAGAAAGCTGAGGAAGCGTTGCAAAACGCTGGCGCAAGTACCCTGCTTGCTCAGGAAGCTAAGCAGATTGGGTCGGATTCAATTGCCAAACTCGAAGCCTTTAAGTCACAGGCTACGAGCGCTCAGACGGCTTTGTCGGGCGATTTGGACGTTCTGAAACGGACTATCGCAAACGATATTCGTCCGAAACAGGCGCAGGCTGAAGCTGAGATTGCCAAGCAAGTTGAATCACTTGTTCAGACAAAAAAAGAACTGGCTGGTGTGAAGTCGGCGCAAGCGACGTATGAGGAGACGACGACTCGTAGACTGTCAGAACTGACCAACTTAGCCAATGGTAAAGCCAGCAAGTCAGAACTCACACAGACAGCCGATGAGTTGGCTAGTAAGATAGCGAGTGTTAAAGTCGGTGGACGAAACTATTATCGAGATTCTGAGAAGGTGCGAACAAGTACACGTTTCTTTTCGTTTCCTTTGCATCTATACCTTAGCCAAGAAAATGTCGGTGAAACATGGACTTTATCGTTTGATATAAAATTTAATGACGGTGGCGAGATTCGTCCTCTACATTTTTATCACTATCAAAATAACCGCTTAGGTCTGAAAGCTAGTGCTGACATCACTCCAAGCAAGGACTGGCAACGGTTCACGTTCACAGGTCCAGTTATCTTCCCAAACGACGATCCTCGTTATTCAAGGGGAGAAATGGCCTTGTATGACTACGGTGGAAATAATAACTATTCTGTTCGTAGGATTAAACTTGAAAAAGGTACTCTAGCGACAGACTGGAGTCCGGCAATTGAAGATACTGAGGGTCAGATTTCAGCCGTCGAATCCAACTTCAGACAGCGCGCTGACTCGCTAGATGCTAGCGTGAGAAGTCTGACTGAAGGTCTCAGAACCAAGGCGGATATCAGCGCACTCAACGTGACTGCTGAGAATATCAGGCAGTCTGTGAAGAGTCTTGAGACAAACATACAGAACAAGCTGGATCA